CCGGAGTCGTTGCGGACCAGCACCGTGCCGTCGGCCCCGCCGCCAGCGGCGGCGCGGGCCTGGTTGTGCCGGCGAGCGGCAAGGTCGGTCGCCGCATCGACGAAGGCGTTGAAGGTCTCGGCTGGGATGGCCAGCGGGTCGCCGGGTTGTACCTTCCGCAGATTAGCCATTGCCGGATAGTCCCAGCCCCGCCAGCGCCCCGTTCTCATAGACCTTCTGGACGTACACGGCCACGGCCTTCTTCACCAGCGCCTTGGCCGCGCTATCCTCGGCGTCCTCATAGCGGACCCACATGTACTCCCAGCCCTTCTTGCCGGTGACGGTGATCGAGCCGACGGTGAAGTTGGTCCTGTTGGGGCTGCCGGAGAAGGAGTAGGTGATCTCCACCCCGCCGTCAGAACGCTGGGAGCCGAACTGCGCCCCGGTAAACAGGCACTCGCCGGCCGCGAGCGTTACCGTGATGCCGGTCTTGGTGTCGGTCACGGTGAAGGTGTCGCTGTTGACCTTGCCGGTGAGGCCGAAGATGGTTCCCAGGTTGGGCAGGCCGTTGGCGGCAAAGACCTTCGTGACCGTGAACTTGAAGACCGGGACGATGATATCGACGCCTTCGACGGTGAGTTTCTGGCCGTCGGTGCCCACGCCAATGGCCCCGTTGGAGGCCGGGGCGGTCTTGCCGGACGGGGCGTATGCCCCGCTCTCGGAGAGGCACTGGGTCAGGTGCATCGTGCCGCCGGCCGTGTCGCCGGAGATGGAGACCTGCCCAATCTCCGTGGCCCGAGGCGAGAAGCGAACCGAGCAATCCCATTCGCCGTTGCCGGCAGTGCTGTCCGTCCAGGTTGCCTTCAATGACGGCTCCGGCTCGCGGATCAGGCTGCCGTAGGTGGACGGGCTGGAACTCAGCAGCAGCGTCTTGGCCGTGGCGTCGTCGGAGGTGCCGGTCAGGCGGTAGTGGAAGGTGACGCTTCCACCGGACCATTCCCGGCTATCAACCAGTTCGGTAAGGGTAACGGGCATGACTACCTCGTGAACGCCAGGCCGTTGCCGGCCTTCTTGACCAGGGAAGCGGTGTTCTGGGCGGTGGCCTCCGTGGCGCTGGCGATCCGATCCACGGCGGAACCGGACCCCAGGCCGCCGGCCTCCAGCGCGTTGAAGGTGCCGCGGACGCCCACCGTCCGCTTGGCCGTGGCGTTCATTACGTCATCCAGGCCGCCAAGCTGCTTCTGCGCCTTGGCCAGGATGTCATCGGGGCTTTGCATCGCGTCCGGGCCCTGCGCCTCCTTGGCCTTCCGCTTGTCCTTGGCCGCGGCGATAGCCTCCTGCCATTCCTTCTTTGCCGCGTCCAGTTCGCCCTGATTGGCCGCGAGCTTGTCTTCGTATTCCTTCTGCTGGCGGGCCTTGGCCTCTTCGCCCTCGCGGAGAAGGTTGCCCGGCTTGCCGTTGCCGCGAATCGCCTCGTCCATCCGGTCCAGCTTGGTATGGACAGAGGCGAACTCGCCTTTGCAGACCGTCTCATATTGCTCGCTTGGGCTCATCGCCTACTCCGTCGCCACTTGCTTGGTATGAATCCGCAACGTCCGGCGGAACGGGTCCGACCACCGCCAGCAAGGCGCTTTGCCGGGCGCCATGGCCTCGTAGGTCTTCCCGCCGTCGATGATCCGGTCGCCCGGCTGCGGCTCCACCGGCCCGCCGGCCAGCACCAGTTCGCCGGCCGATATCAGGAAGTCCCGGCTCTCAAACCGCTCGACCGCGCCGTAGCCGTCGTCGATGTCAAAGACCGTCCGGCCGACCGTGGCGGCGACTTCCACTTCGGCCGCTTGCCCTGAGCCTGCCGAAGGGCGGCGGTACGTCACCGGATGCGACAGGTGCGCCGTCCGCATGTCGCCCAGCCAGGCCGCGGCTTGTCCCAGGAGGTCGCCCATGGCCTACGCCGTGGACAGCGCCCCGCCGTCGTTACTGACCACCGACCACCGGATGTTCGCCCCGTTGGCCTTGGCCGCCAGCAGCACGGCGTCGCCGGCGTCATTGAGCGTGATGCGGTTGTTGCCCGTCTGGTTGACCAGCGTCGCTACGGCGATAACGCAGTCGCCGCCGTCGGTCTTCATCGAGATCAGCAACATCTGGCCCAGGTACGTCGGGGCGGCCAGCGTGCGGGTCTCGCCGCCGGCAACGGTGGTGACGATCTCGACGTGGCCGGTGTCGGTCACGGGGATGGCGCCCGCGTCGCCGGGATCGGCAATCAGCGCCGTCAGGGCGTTGTGGACGGTGTTGGTCACGGCCAGCGGGCCGGACCACAGGACGCGGACCACTTCATCCGTGGCGCCCGCCGCAACCTGGGCAAAGCCGATGAAGGTGTTGCCGCCGGCCGTGGTGGTCGCGCAGCCGGTGCCGGCCGTGCCGCCGTAGGGATTGCCGTCGGCGTCCCAATACAGCGCCGCTCCGAGCGCCTGCTGCTCGTTGGCCTTCACCACGTCGAAGATGCCCCGGACGGCCAGCGCGCCCAGCGTCGCCGCCGCGATCGGCCGCTTGGCCACGCCGATCATGCTGCCCTGGACCACCACCTGCCCGGCCGCAACCGCGGCGACCGGCGTGTGGTCGATGGACTCGCCATCTTGAAGGAACCGTGCCTGAAAGCTCTGTGCCATGTCCTGTCTCTCCTGTAGCCCGGCACTCGGCCGGGTGGTCTGTTGTTACACGTCCAGGCCGGGCGCTTACGCCTCGCCCTTGGCCTTGGTGCCGCCCCGGTTATCTTGGAGCCCGACCCCGAAGTCGTGGTAGCCGCGCATCTGGATGCCCAGCACGTCAAAGTCCCCGGCGGCCGTCTCGATGGTGGGCGACTCCTGACCGTTCAGGAACGCCACCTCGATCACCGGCAGGTCGGCCGGATCCGCCAGCAGATACCACGCCTTGGCCGAGTAGCCGGTGTACTTGGCGTTGGCCAGGTAGCGGCTGACCTCGACGCGGTACTTGCCGGTGTGCGGGTTGTTGGTCGGGTACGCGCCCTTGTTGCTGGTGTTGTCCCGAATCTCGGTGGCCTTGTAGAGCTGGGTGCCGATGGCCGACAGCGCCGTCGGGACCAGCACAATCGCCGGCATGATGCCGATGGGCTTACCGTCGGCGTCCACCTGGTCCATGAAGGTCTGCTCAGCCAGCGTCAGGCCGTCGATGCCCAGGTTGGTGGTAGCGCCCGTGATGTAGTTCTTGGCCGCGGCCGTGAAGAAGCCGCTGTTGGCCAGGAAGGTCGTCCAGAAGATGTCGTTGATCTTCAGGCCGCTGCCCCGCCCCAACTTCCGCGGGACGGTGGTGACCGCGCCCAGGTCGTCATTGATGATGTCGCGGCGGTCCACCGAGAGCAGCAGGCCGAAGGTATCGGCCTTGTTGGTGTAGCTCTCGTTGCCCAGCGTCCCGTGCTTGAGTTCGCCGCCGGGTGCCACCGGCTCGTACTGGTCGGTCCCGATCAGCCGGTAGCTGGTGACGGTCTTGAAGTCCGAGACGTTGCGGACGGCGCAGATGTTCCGCCAAGTCCGCTCGACGGAGAAGAAGCCTTCCAGGAGGAACTTGTTGGCGACGTTGGACAGGATCCCGCCGATATCCACGGAGGAGAACTCGGCCTGGATGCTCTGCCCGAAGGCAAAGCGCAAGATTGCCCGCATGTCACGGAAGTTGCGGCCGGTGTAGCCGTTGGCCCATGCCGCCTCAATCAGAAGCTCCTGAAGGCCGATGCCGCCCCGGAAGCGCTTGCTGGCCAGGTCCAAGACCTGCTCATCGTACTGGGTGTCAGCGCCTTGGAGCTTGGAGGTCAGGGCGCAAGCCGCCTCCAAAACCGTGCCCGTGACGGTGTTGTCGGGGATATGGGCAACCGGGGCCTTGGGCCGGTCGGCGCGGAGCACTTCCAGTTCCGTGCGGGTCACGTCCCAGCCGTCCCGGATGGCCTGGGCGCAGATCTCCGCGTGGCCGTCGCCGCACACCTTCCGTACGGCCGCGATCCGCTCCTGCTCGGCCGCAGCCCGGAGGCGCATATCGGCCACGGGATCGGCGACGATGCCGGTGCCGAGGGTGCCGGCGGCGACGGCGGCACCGGCCTCCACGCCGGCTGCGGCCTGCGCCTGGACTTCCGTGTCCTGAACGGTCGTGTCAACCTTGCTGTCGGCCATGATTCCTTGCTCCTTCGCCGGCTTGTCCGGCGTGGTCTTGGCGAGGCCGGCGGCTGCCACACGCGCGGTGGTGTTGCCGTCGGCTCCCAGATCGACGAATGAAATCTCCCCGAGCGTCGCCTTGCGCACGACGTACACGGGGCCGCTAAACTCCCGCCCGTTCACGAGAACGGACTGGTTTTCCTTGACGAACTCAAACTGCTCCACCGAAGTCCCCATCGACGCCTGCCAGGGGAAGCCGTTCTTGGCCGACGCCACGATCTCTTTGGCCGCGGCCGTGTCCCGCGAGACGACGCCGGCGGCGACGAGCTTCCCGTCGGCCAGGGCGATGCTGTCGGTATGGCCGACGCCGCTGTTGGCGTCATGCGCCAGGCGGATGGGCCGCGACTGGCTGGGGATGGACAACCCCGCCATATCCACCACCACCGGGAACCGCCAGCCGGCGATTCGCATCTGGCCGCCGGTGTAGGCGACCATGCTGAAGCGCGGCAGCCGGGCCTTGCCGTCCGGCCCCGGCGCGGCGGAATCCGCCCCGGCCTCGATCTCCATGGCGGCCGTCAGTTCCAGCACGTCAGGCGGCTTTGGATTGTCGTTGGGGTTGGTCACTGTCTTCTTCCTCTGGTTGCGCCGGTGCCGGCGCCTGCGGGGCGGCCTGCGCCACGGTGAGGCCCAGCTCCTTCATCAGCGCCCGTTCCTTGGCAATCTGGCGCAGCTCCGTCTCCCAGTCCTTGCCCTGCCGGGCATATTCCGTCGCCAGCGTGGTGGTGTTGCTGGCCAAGCGCTGGGCTTGGGCATTCGCTTCCTTGGCAGGGTCCACGTGCTCATGCCCGTCCCAAAACCACTGATGGGGAGCGTCGCCGATGTCGCCCAGGTCGAACACCTTGACGGCCTCGGCCAGCCACGCGGCGAAGATGCGGTCCAGCACGACCGCCTCGATATGGGCCTGTTCAACCCGGATGCTCTTGTAGTAGGTCTGGTGATCCAGCCGCCCCGAAGAGTAGTTGTACCCCGACGAGTTGCAGGCGGCGATATTGAACGGCATGTTCAGGCAGCGCGCTATCTCATTAAGGATTTCGTGCTTGAACTCGGCGTAGCTGGTCGCCGGCTGCTCGGCCTTCACCTGCGAGGGCTCCCAGCCTTCGGGAGTGAAGACCGCCATGTTCGGCGTGAACTCCATCTCCGTCATGGGCTCCACTTCGGCGGCTTCCCCGCCGGCCGGGGCGTTGGTCTTCATCAGCACGGCGATGTTGGCCGCGGACTCGGCCGCCCCGATCACCGCCAGCGTGTACCGGCGAAGCTGGGCGAACAGCGGCAAGGCCGGCAAGATATCCGGCAGGCCGCGCGATTGGCCGGGCCGGTCCTTGCGGAACCAGTGAATAATGCTCGCGGCCGGGATGGTGTGGACCTGCAAGGGCGCCAGGTTCAACAGGTCGCCGG